GAATTTTTGGTAGCGAAGAATATACTACTTTTAATTGTTCAATTAATGACATTTTTGGTTTTTTTATAAGTGGTCCGGGTATCACAGGAATCTATTCTGGTGCTTTAAATGCAAAAAACATTGCTTTAATTCCGGGTACAAATTTACCTGTAGCAATTTCTACTATTAATAACGGTGTAGGTGCTAGTACAACTAATTCTTGTGGTATTAATACAGCTGGAAATGGACCTTATACTCAATATTATGTTTCTAATATAGACAGTTTTAATGCCGGTATTCAAACAGGAATGAGTTATACCGGTTTTTCAAAAACATTAACTGCATTAGCAACTGTACAACCTTGTTCTACATATCATTTAAAATTAGCGGTAGGAGATGCGTCAGATTCAGCTTATGATACAGGAGTTTTTTTAAAGGCAGGAAGTCTTTCGTCAAATGCAATCAGTTTCACACCAATATCTAACTTGTTAGCGCCTTATCCCTATATTGTAGAGGGTTGTGCGCAAGGATATATAAAAGTAAAAAGACCAGTTGCGAGCCCTTTACCATATACAGTTAATTATCAATTAGGAGGAACTGCTTCCGCATCTGATTATATTGTTACTACAATACCAACAGCATCACCAGCAGGACAAGTTATTATTGCTCCAAATGACACGGTTGCTTATATCTCATTCTTTGCTGTGCAAGATGGAATTACGGAGCCTTTGGAAGAAATTAAAGTATATCAATTAGCACCATGTTCTAATGATATAGTGGATTCAACGAGTTTATTTATCAGTGATACTATACAAATGAGTATAATAACACCTGATACAACCATTTGTGCAGAAGACTTTGCGCATGTTTTGGTGTTAGGCTCTGATTCATTAGTTTATACTTGGTCACCTACTTTAGGTGTGAGTAATCCTAATATTAAAGAACCTAATTTAAGTCCAACAACAACAACTACATATACAGTTTGTGCAACATTGCCCAGTTCTGGTTGTGCGCCTAAATGTGACAATATAAAAATTACAATCAATCAACCTCCAAATGTAAATATCAGTAATGACACCATTGTTTGTAAAGACATGGTTATTCAGTTTAATCCAATGATTACTCCTGTTCAAACATATACACACTCTTGGAGTGGTTCAGGTATTACTTTTTTAAATAATTCAACAGTCTCAAATCCCGTGGGAACTTTCACTCAAGTTGGAAATTATCAACTAATATTAAATATAGATCCTGTTGCACAAGGATGTCAAGGTAGAGACACCTTCAATATTTTTGTGTTACCAAATGATATTACATTGTTTAATGGGGATACAACAGTATGTAAAGGCGCATCATTTCCAATTAATGTTACTGGTCATCCGTTATTTGCCTATAATTGGACACCTCCTACGTATTTAAACAATCCATTTATTGAAGACCCAGTTGCGAGTCCGGATACGGTTATTAAATACACAGTAACAGCTACATACCCAGGTTGTATACCAATGATAAAATCGTTTAATGTAGATGTTGAACCAGTACCTAATGTATATGCAGGTGTTGATAGACAAATGTGTAACTTTGATACAGTTCAATTACACGCAATAGTTCAACCAAGCTATCCAAATTATATCTACAATTGGGATCCTAATGCAGATTTGAATGATCCTACAAGTAAAGATCCAATATTTAGTGGAGACAACACCGAGTTTCTGAATGTAATTGTAACTACACCAATAGGATGTTCTGATACAGATTTTGTATCAGTTACTGTAAACTCAGTAGAATTTGCGAATGTGAATCCCACAGAAAAAACAATTTGTCCACATGACACGGTATTCTTTAATGGTGGTGGAGGAATCACTTACCATTGGTCTCCAAATTACGGATTAAGCGATTCTACAATTATCAATCCTTATGCGTTGGTTTATGCTCCTACAGAATACAAATTGTATTCAACGAGTCCACAAGGTTGTGTTGATACTGATATTGTAAGAATTAATGTTGGATCTAGTGCTGTATTAAATGTAGGAGAAGATGTAACACTCTATCCGGGTGAATCTGTTGAATTATTTGCCAATGGAAATTGCTCTTATTTTGAATGGATTCCAAATTATTATTTAACCTCAAATACCATTCAAAATCCAATCGCAAACCCACCTGTTACTACACAATATATTGTTTACGGTGCTACTGAAAATGATTGTAAAACAACAGATACAATAACAATTAGAATTTCTGAGGAATCTGTTTTAGATTTACCTAACGCATTTAGTCCTGGAAGTGGAACAAGTATTAACGACGAATTAAAGATAATAACAAGAGGAATTGTAAATTTGAATTATTTTAGAATTTACAATAGATGGGGAGAATTGGTTTTTGAAACCAAACAAATAGAGAAAGGATGGGATGGTAGATATAAAGGTAAACCACAGCTATTAGGAGTTTATGTATACACTATAGATGCGGTAACTTCAACTGGAAAAAGATTTTATAAACAAGGAAACATTACGTTAATTAGATAAATTTTAATAAAATGATGTAACAAGGTCTTCTTTAAAAGAACTAATCTTTCCTTCTGGCTTCTCTGGCACATTTTTCACAACCACTACCAGCATATAAATGAGCATTTGGTGTTTGTTCAAATTCGCCATGTTCAGGACATATTATTTTAACCTTACTTCTACAGTTTTCATAAAGTACTAAATCATAGTTATACTTATAGTTATGTTTAATATTTGATTTTTCAACAAACTCTTTACTTTTTTTACTTCTTCTATTAAGTGCCTTTATTTCTTTTATAATGGCATTTTCTTTAGACTTGCAATTTTTATTACAAAACTTTCTATCTGGTCTACCCCATATAATCTCTTTATTACAATATCTATAGTTACAGTTCATATACTATTTATTAAATAGTGGAAATGGCATTTTTTACAACATAATTTTCAAAATAGAGCTAAAGAGAGAAAGAACTAAAATATATAATTTATAAAAAATAATTAAAAAAAATATGCCATTACCACATTTCACTCAGCTATTAAACACAGGCTCACCAGGGGGTCCTGGTACGTTACCTGATGAAGTAGTATATCTTAATTTATTTGAGATTACCTTTGTATTACCTGTTATTTTACAGGCACAAGGTAGAAATCCAATTTTACTTCTTCAAAATGCTTTGAACATTGATATGAACTTAACACAATTTGATATCGGTGTTAAAGAACAAAGATTCAAGTATTCAACTCGTCAGTTCTTGACAACTCCAACTAAAACCGCTGGCGAATTTAACATTAAATTCAATGTTAACGTTAACCAACAAGGTTCTATGGAGACTTGGAATGCCTTGAAAGCTTGGTATGATTTAGTATTTAACTCACAAAATGGTTCACTTCACTATAAAAGTGATATCATCGGTACAGTTATTGTTAACCAACATGATAAAAAAGGTGTTGTTTTAAGACGTGTAACTTTCCAAAACGTACAAATTAAACAATTAGCAGGTTATGGTTTGGATTGGTCTTCAAATAACATTATTGAATCAGTTCAATCTGACTTTATCTATGACTACTTTATTGATGAGTATATTGATAATAACTTTACTATCAATCCTCCAATTTTATCTGGATATTAATAGAGATAATAAAATTAAAAATCCATCTTTTAGGATGGATTTTTTTATGTTTAGTAAATAAAAAACCCACCAATTGGTGGGTTTTTTTAAAATTTGGGAATGTTACTTGACATATTAGAGGCGTTTTTCATCATTGAATTAGCATCAAAGTTTGGCATTCCTTTTTGTTGTTCTTGTTCTTGTTTTTTTCTGGAACTATCTTCCTCTTCAACAATCTCATTTACCAACTTGATATTTTCTTCAAACATCCAAAAGGGCCATTCATCCATAGCATATTCTTGTGTATGAAAGTGCTTTTGTAGTAATAACTTATTCTTTAATATATGTTTCAAAGGCATCATGAATAACGAAAATACCTGACGCTCCGTTGGGAAATTGCATTTCTGCGTGGATCTCCTCACCACACGAACATATTTTCTTCAATTCCTTGATACCAAATGTCATTTTACTAACAGCTCCATTTAAGAATTGGAAAGAAATATCATCAATTTCTTCAAACTCTTTTAATTTAGATTTTATGCCTTCATAAGTAATAGAAGTTCTACCAGATAACATAAAAGGAATAATTTTTAAGAAAGAAAGATTTGGAGTTCTTTTTTCATTATTTTCTTTTATGATATAGTCAGTAAAAGCCTTTTGTAGACCAATGTTTGGTGGAGTTAATTCAAATTCTTTACTATTTACTGTTGTGAAGTGATAAGATCTTGAAGAGTTACTAAAGTATCTATCAAGTTTTTCGTCAGTTTTATGGAATGAAAAATTATCTCTTTTTAATTCTAATTGAAGTTCATTTCCACAACCACATCTTGTGGCTACCGTTAATGAATTACCCTGTTGAAATGTCAATTCTCTGATTAAGAAAATTAAAAATAATCTGTCTTGGTCTTTTACTTCAAGATATGAACCTATTTTACCATCGGAATATTTAATTCTAACACAAGATTGAAGAATATCATTCATTTTCTCAACAATGTCGTAAAAGTTTTGATCATCAACCATTGAATAAGATTGAATTTCTTTTACTTGAGCTGGTCTTACCATAAATACTGTACCTGATGGATAGAAATTACCACAAGGAAGTTCTTTAATATCAAAGTTAAAATATTGAAGATCCGTGGTTCTTGTATTATCAATTTTTGGTTGCTCTACAAATGGAATGTCAGAGTTGTTTTGACTTTTTGAAGATTCTAAACTACCAAGATGTTTTTTTAAGTATTCCTCTTCACTCATATTTTGTTGGGACATATAATGTTGTTATTTTTTATTTATATATTCATAGAATAGTTATTCCTATGAATTTACCTTATTGTTATAACAAAAAAAGAGAGGAAAGTTTAATATTTAATAAGTTAAATTAAGAATATTTGTATTAGACACGAAACTTTCTAAAATTTATAGATTAAAGATTTTTATCCATTTTTTATTCCCAGCATTATAAATTCTATAATGCCCTAATTCACTCATTATTTCTCCTTCATTTTTATTAATATCATATCCAAGTTTAACTAGTTTTTGTTTTCTCCAGTTAAATCTATGTTCTCTTATTCCATTTATTACATACCAATATCCTGGTTTAGATGTGTGAGAATATTCAAATCCTAATTCTTTATATAAATTTCCATCAGAAATTAAATTATCTGAATATGTTTCAATTTGAATAGGATTATATTTATTTATGAAATATTTTAATAATTTAGAAGCACTACCAATTATATTTGTATTGGTTTTGTTACAAAATCTAGTTAATTCATAGTGTTTTTCTTTATTTCTATTTTTTTCATGTTTTTGTAATGGTAATCTTAATTTTGAAAATGTCATTAAAGTAACTAATTCGTTGTTATAATATAATCCTATTCTGATTGAAGATTTACAATCTCCTTGTAGATGATTTTCATCTAAAAATGATTTTGATATTATATAACTAACCTCTTTAACCTCACATTTTCTAGCAAATATTCTATTTTTTGTTTTGCCTAATTTATTTATAATAAATGATTCACATATTTCACGGTGTATATTCCAATCATCTTCCCAGATTGAGAATAATTTTATATTATTTTTTTCAGATATTTCTATTTTTTTCAGATGATAATTTTCTTTTTTAAAATTTTCTGAATGCCACCATACTCCATTGAATTCAAATCCAATTTTGAATTCTGGTAGATAAATATCTATTTCATATGGATTTATCATGTTTTTACAATTTGATATTATTTCCCCTTTATAGTTATTTTTAATAAAGTTATAAACTTCAATTTGCGATATTGATGAATTTTCAGATATAGGAAAACAATTTGTGCATATACTTACTTTACTATTTGTTCTGTAATAAAATTGATAAGTTAATATATCAAAATCTTTATTACACTCTTTACAATTAAAAGATAAATTGGTTGATATTCCTTTTTTAAATCCAATGAATTTAAACTTATTTAAATCTATTTTACTTTCTACTCTTTTTTTGTAGTTACTATAAAAGAAATCTATTGTTTTTTTATGTATTTCCTTATTCATCCATGGATGGTTTACTCCATATTTTTCTAGTGATGTTTTCTTAAAACTTTTCTTATAATCACCTAATTTAAATGATTCTACCCTTTTTTTTATGATTTCTGGAGCCTTGTTAGGATTGTCTACTCCGTAGTTTTTTAATAATGTTTGTTTTGATTTTTCTTGAGTTTTTTTTGAAGACATTGGAGAATTACCACCATATCTATCATTATTTGTTTTTATAATCTTATTCTTTATTAATTGTGATTCTGATGGAGTACTCGTTCCAAATTTTTTAAATGAATTTTCCTCTTTTATTCTTTTAATATTAGGATCTGATGATATACATTTATTACAACAATATTGTAAATAACCAATAGTAGAATTTTTAAAATTTACTTTTTTATTGCAATTTGAATTTTTACATATCGGAATATCTTTAATACCATTTATACACAAATATACCTTTTCTTTAAATGGTATATCAAATATATTACTCACTTCACAATGATTTATTATATAATCATATTCTTTTTTATGATTTTTAAAAAGATATGATTCTTTTGACATTCTACCAGATGGATCAGGTTGTTTAAATATTTCTAAATCCATAATAACATACTGTTTTACATATATATTAAATACTCCTGTATTTGTTTATAAAAAAAAGAGGGAATAAATCCCTCTTTTTTATTTAAGTTATATTATTATTAAGGTGTTGCGAAACCTCCAGCACTAATTGCACCAGTTCGTAAAATTGTTATATTATTGACAATTATACCCATACCCTTAATTGGTTCCACATAAGTGTCAATTACACCAATTTGATTATCAATTATTTCACTAGTATTGTTTTCTTCATCCATTTTATTAAAGTAGTTGTATAAACCATTCTTACTTACATAAGTTTCACAGATAACGTCTGCTCTAAGTTTAATTTCTGCTCTAATATCAGGTGTATTAAATTTCCATTGGAAGTCTAATAACATTCTTGATAATTCTCTTTCAAGTTCAATAAGAACTTCTCTAACATGTAAGTATGAAAGAGCTGATGTGTAAAGTGTTTGACCTGTATTTTCAGTTTCAATTACATTTCCTCTATTTCTTTTGAACACGATTGGATTCATTTGAGCTTCGTTAATAAACTCAATATCAGTTGATGTGAAGTCCATCTCAGTAGAAATAATATTAGTGATTCTACCGTTAGTAACACCTGCTGCGATTGTCCAAGGAGTCATTCCACTCATATTTGAAATATGCTTTCTCATATAAGTTGTCGCAACCCATGCTGCTGGTGGAACATCAACTGGTCTACCATTATCACTTACAGTTAAGTAAGGCATAAAGTAACCTACTGCTGTAGTACCTAATCCGTCACCAAATGAGTAAAGGAACGCAGGAGAACTTTCAGGGTCACCACCTTTGGCAACATACTCAAGTTGTAAAACACCTTCTCTATTTACAAAAGTAGGAGATGATGAATTCTTGAACGATTTCATAGAAGGCATATTTAAGATTCCAAGTGCATCTAGTCTATCACCGCAGATATCAACTAATTGTTGTTTAGATCTTTCAGTTAAACCAAGACCAAATGAATCTACTAAGTATCTGAAGTCAATTGCTTCTTTATTAGTAACTGCTTTGAATAAAGGAGTTCCTTTAGCAACTAAGTTAAGTATAGAATTTTGTCTATTTTCAGTACCATCTGGTAGAGAAGCTTGTCTTATTCTAAATCCTTTAAGAGATATAGCTTTATAAGTTGTTGCGTAATTGTCAATAGTTGTGTATCTAGTTGTTTGATAATCACCACTGTAGTTAGTTTTTTCAATTCTAGCATCACAAGTAATTTCTACTAACGTAGTATCACCAGCATATTGTTTTTTACTTAAAATTCTTGTAAGTTTTCTAGGAACTTGACCAACTTCTAACGTGACTGTTGGATCAACATAAGCAGCTAAGAAGTCACCAATTCTAACTTCAGTGTATCTAGAACCAGTAATAAGAATCTTATTAGGAACTTGAACATATCCAGCAACATTATTATCTTCAATTTCAACAGTTTGTTTAAAGTTTGATTTAGCTGACTGTATATAGAATGTACTATTAGCTATTACATTAACTTGTTCAGTTGAGGTAAATCCTTCATCCATAAAAGCTACGTCTAATGTACTGTCATTATTCAAGTACATTTTTAAGTAATGTTTCTTTAAGAAATCATAAATAATACTCACATTCAATACTTCTTCGTAAACAACCTCTTCAACTACTTCATATGCCCAGTAGTAAGATCCTGCTGCACTTATGTAACCAAGATTTGTTGCCAATGTACTTGAGTTAGCAGAATTAGCAATTGTAAATGATCCAGTATTAAGTGTAGAGTCTGGAACAGAGAATTGATCATATGTACCATAATCAGGGTCAGTATTTGAAGTAGTTTCAAATATTACATAGTTGTAACCAGCATATGATGAAGTAGTACCTGTGGCAATTTCACCATCAATGAATATAATATTCATAGTTTCTTGAGCAGACATTAAAGAATCTGGTACTTTATTTGCATAGAAATAATCTCCTGTATTAATGATACCATCATAGAACTGACTGTAGAACTTAGAGTATCTAGCAACTACACCAGCAGTAGATGTCGCGACATCTGAAGTTGTTGATATTGTATCTGATCCTAATATAAATTCGTTATCTACTGTATATAACACAAAGTAACCATTTAATACGTCTACTAATTCAGCATCTGTTAATCCAGTATTTAAGATAAATGACTTATTAGAAGTTGTTGAGCTAACAATATTTGTAATTGTCATATCAGCAAGACTAACCTTTTTATAATTACTTGTAGGACCTAAACATAGAGTCATTTTATTTTTATTAGGTGAGTCAATTAAATCAACTAATCTATTAAAAATTTTGAACCTTCTCCATGATCTGTAATTTTTGACATTAGGTGTTCCTGATGTTTCATGGAATGTAATACGAATTACTCCAGAATTTGGAGTACTTTGAGTAGCAATATGATACTGATTTAAATTATTTACTGAATATATACCATATTTAAAGTCCAAAAACCCATTTGTGTTAATGTTTACATCATTTGTCAATACTGACGATGTTGAGATTATACCACCCTTAACTGCAAAGTTAGTAAATCCTAATACGATATCATTTGCACCAACTGCAGGTCCAGTCACATAGCCATTTATAAATGAAACACTTCCTACCAACGCATATAATGTAGAAGCAACTCCTGTTAAATTAGAAACTAATGATATTGAACCAGTTGAATCTAAAACATAAGCTGATGCGAAAGATAGTGTTGCGGATGATAGTCCATAATCACTAGCATTAATCACTAATGAAGTTGTTCCTCCCAATATCGGAACCTTTTTCCCACCTATTATAGCAAACGCATCCGCAGCAACATTATAAGTTAATGATATAGAAGTCGTTGATGATATAGGAGTTGGAGTGGCTTTTGTTACACCATAAACATATCCTTCACCAAACCAACCAGTTCTATTATCAGGATTATTGATAACACCTGTTTCAGTTGGAATGTTCCCAAATGCGTGGTCCAATTGAATATGATAACCAAATGATCCATTTATTGATGCTGTACCAAATAAGGCAGTTACGTTACCAGGTAAGTCTAAAGGCACTGATGTGATTTCAATTGACTCAGCAATAGTTTCTTTATAAGATAAGAAATCTATTTCAGTTTCATTCGCACCAGCAACTGTTTGTCCAACTAAGTCTAAAAGACCGTTGTAGTAATCTGTTTCAACTAAATCTGAGTTGAAAGCACAGAATATTCCAGTTCTATCTGTATCTCTGTTAATTGTCGTTTCAATAAAAATATTAGCACCATTGGAATCTCTGAAATATGGAATTAAGGACAATCCTTCGTAATAACTTAATAAAGTAACATTTCTATCATTAGCAAAGTTTCTAAGTTGACTCTTAACAAGACCAGATGCGTTGAAGTAAGCACTCCATCTAGTATCAATAGCCAAATTTTGGTAGTCAGACCAGTCACCACCCACAATAATAACATCTACTAAATAGTCAGATGCGTAATCATTAGCGTTAACATATGGCGGAAGTTTTTCTTGAGAACCATAATATTCGATTAAAGTTCTATCAAAACCAGTTCTAGCACTTTTCACTACAAATACAGTTACATATCTGTCAGAAAGGTTAGTAATACTAAAAGCTCTTTCAGCATAACCCACATTAGATTTGGTTAAATTAATGAAAGATTCAGTATCTCTTTTCCAGAAACCTGTTGTATCAAAGAATCTTCTATAAGCTCCTTCTCTTTCAATATCATTCATATTACCAGATGATGCTGATAATGATTTATACTCTATAGTATCTAAAGTATCATCTGTGCTTAAAAGATTGATAGCGAATACAGGAGATGATTCCAACATTTTTTGAATAGTTCTGTGGAAAAACGAACCTTTTCTTTCTAATCCTCTATCAAGTTGACCAAAGATAGACTCTAAGTCACCTACTGTAGTAATTCTAATAGGTGTATTTACTGGTCCTTTTTTTGAAACACCAATAACCATATTAGTAATACCCTCAACCACTGGAGTTGTGATGATTGAATTGTCAAACTCTTCTATGAAGATTCCTGGTCTTTTGTATTTTCCAATTTGAATTGCCATATTTTTAATATTTTTTTTTATGTTAAGAATATATATAAAATGTAAAAAATGATATTTTTCTATTTTGACGTTTGATCTGTCAGCTTTTTAATATTATCCATCATATTTTTTTCTATACTTTTCATTTTATCATCTAATGACTTTTGCGCATCAGCTATATCTTTAACTAAAGATGCTATATTTGCCGTATTTGTTGATATTCTGTTAGTGATATCAGTTATTTTTGTAGCAACAGACTTTTTTGTTATATCATCTTTAGATGATTTTAATTCTTCGCTAAAATCATCTTTTTTAACTTTGTCATTAGCAATATCGGTTTGAAGTTTGTCTAGTCTTCTTTTCAATTTAGCCACATGTAAATAACTAACTAAAAAAGGATTTTTAGGTGTCTTTAAATCGGCTTTACCTACGATCTCATCTACTTTTGTTTGTAAGTCAGCGTCTACTTTTATTTTAAGAAAAGCTGTATCTATTAGATTTTTCTTTGCTTTATAATCAGACAGTTGTTTTTTAGTTACTGATAGCTCATCTTTAGCCATTTTAATATCAGGTTCATCTGTTACATTTAAATCAAATTCAGACTCTTCTACAAAAAGTTTATATGTTTTAAGATTTTTCATTATTTTTTAAAATATGTTTTGTTGATGCCATCTACTTTTATATCAGGGAAACCACCAACAGATCTTATAACATCACCTATATTTGGATTTTCCAATTTAAATCTCTTAGTAACGACTTTATCATTTTCATCTTTACCAACCTCACATAAAGTACCTTTTTCAGATCCAATAATAAATTTATCATCTTTATCATCGCCTGATAAAGAAGAAGATGCGCCTGCATTATTTTTATCATCACTATACTTTGTAAAGTATTTTGATTTATAATCCCCGATTAATGAAAATTGACCATCATTTTTAATAAGATCTAGTAATTTAATACGAGTTGCTTTTATGATATACTGTTTACTGCCATTCTTTTCATCATCTTTAACAGATATGCTACCGCTTAATGAAATTCCTGATTTAGATATGTAGTTCTTAAAGAAGAACCAACTTCTACAATAAGTAACATAAGCATATTCACTGTCTACTTCTTGTATGTAGAAAAAGAATCTTTTACCCTCACTTTGAATGTAAAAGAATGTTCCTTTTAAATCGCTATAATCTTCAAATTTAAAAGATTCTTTTTTGAAAGAAAGGGTTTTAGCATCAGGCATACTATTCGCTGTTTTGGACACTTCTTTTTTATCTTCTTGTAAATACAATTTCTGTTGAATATCAGGATCAGTTGCACCAAAGTATTTTTCAATAAATTCAGCTTGTTTTCCTTTACCATCTTTTGTTTTATAAAGAGTATCACCATCAAGCATATCATTCATGAATTTTAAAAGATTTCTACCAGCATCTTTGATAGTATTACCTTCCTCTGTTTTAAGAGTAGTTTCTTGTCTAAATATCTTTTGAAATCTGGTCCT